TCCAGACGTCCCTCATGTCCGGGCTGTGGACGAAGTCGCAGCGGCCGCCGACCTTAATCGACATCCCATATTTGTCGTTCCCGTAAAGGACGGTCAGGTCAACCTCGGCGCGACTGTTCACAGTCAGGAGGCCGAGCTTCTTGATGGTCTCAACACCTGGAGGGATGAACTGGAGCATGCTCTGCCGAGTGACGTGGAGGAACCCGGGGTCCCATTCCGGATCGAATTTCTCATTTTGGAAGACATTCATCATTGCTTCGTCGACGACAGCAAGGCACGCAGAGATAGGATCGGGTTCAGCCCAAAGCTTCCGGTCGTAGAACCACTGGAAGACCATGCCGATGGCGGATCCGAAAATAGATCCTCGTGGATCTCCACGCGTCGGATCCTTCAGTATGTACCTGAAATGGTAATGGCGCGGGCACATCAGATACGACTTCCGGCCCGAATAGCTTAGGTAAAGATCATATGCCATCGCCGGACGATTTCCTGAGTATGCAACGTTTGCATTGAATACGAGGTGATCCAGATCGGAAAAAGCCAACGTAACATTCATCGATCGGCAGTAATCCGTGTTTACGACACAACTTGTGAGTTATTACACCATCAGACATTACATATCTTTGGTGGCCGGTCACAGACCTAAGTCGAGCTTCTTCAGATTGTTGACACATGAACGCGGGACTAAGGGCACGATTCCTTGCCACCTTCATCAATTTACATCTGTATGTCGAGTCTTCCCAAAGTTTCTTTGACGCCTCAGAACGCCGAACGATATTACTGGGCTTAGAGGCGGCTACTCGCGCGACTTGACTCGCTTTTTCTCTATATCCATCCCTTGTCCATACGGCAGACGAAGAAGCAGCTCTTTTTAGTTTAGACTCAGGCGTATTCAGTGCTAATTTGGTGGAAGCCAGGTTTCGCGCTCGAATAGACGGATCTTCCCATCGTCTTTTCGCGGCCAGAGTAGATTTAATCCGATACTCCGGGTCATCCCATGGATTCTTGATCGGGTGCGGGGTGTGCTCGCCGCCTTCGGCGAGGTTGAAGCCCTTCTCGAGATTCCGCGTGTCATATTCCCGGATCCAGTATTTTTCCGCCTCGTTCCCCTCTTCCAGAGTGTTGCAGACTTGAAGGACTTCATGGGAGAATGCGTCCTTGCCGTACTTCCTAATGGCGTTCGGAAAGTGCCAGCGGCCGCCCTTAGAGGATCGGGATTGAGCCACGTGTTGATTCCAACGGTGAAGCATCGTCTTCTTAGTGATCCCGACGTAACGGCGCCCGTCAGAAATCAAAGTATGGCAATAGATCGTCCAGACCGGGTTCATGATGAACCCAATCCACAAAGGCTCTAGTCGTCCAAAGTCCCAGCCTCAGCGGCTTCAAGAGTGGCCAAAGCAAGGTTCCGCAAATCTTCCGGATATTTGTCGAGCTCCTTCTTACGAAGGTCCATGGTTGAGTCGGCGGCCATGTCCGCATTGCTGCGGAGCTGAGTTATGAAGTCGTCCAGAGAACGACGTTCTTGATCAAGGCGCTTCTTGCGGTCCAGGTCGAACACGTTCAAAGAGTCCTCATGGGGGATTACATGCTCCTCCACGGACACGCCCTGGGAACTGACCTTGATGAGGGAAACCTTGGGCTCCCGATCCAGGTTCTCAAAGGTCAAAGCGCCGCGCGACACCGCGCCGAGGTTGACGAACTTCACACCAAGATGGTCGACGATCCCCTGGTCTTTATGATAATGGCCGAACACATAGACGTCAGGACAGCCGTCGAAAACTAGGTCTCTGTAGTCGAAGACCCTCTCGTTGAAGAACGTCTGGACGCGCTCCTCGGGAGCCATGGCGGCCAGAGCGTGGACGAAGGCGACCGTGTAAGTCTCGTCCTTCTTCCTTACCAGGTCATGGATGCCGTCCACGTCGATGTCGGTCGTGTACGGGACGCCGATCACGCGGAGCTTCATGCTACCGGACGTGAACTCTGAGTCAGAGAGGAGCTTGAACACGCCGGACTCGAACATGACGCCAAGAGGCTGCCCACGGACGGAGTCCGGATCGTTGTTCGACATGTCGTGGTTCCCGGCCATAGCATGAGTCGGACACGGATACTTCCTGTGAATGCGGGCGGCCATCGCCATCGTCCGCATCGTCGTCTTGTTGGCCGCCTTCACGTGGAAGAAGTCACCAGCACGCACGACAGCGTCGGCGTTAAACCGGCGGGCCATGTCACCCTGCCACTCGATCTTCTGGAGGATCGACGCCCTGTAGTCGTCCTTCCTAAAGCCTGGAGCGAGATCTGCGAGGTGCTCGTCGGACGAAGTCAGGAGCCGTATTTCAGACATCGGGAAAGGTACAGCGGGCGTTCAGTACTCGTAACGGAGCTTGGGCTCAGGCATCGGCATGTTGTAGAATGCCAAGACCTGGCGAACCTCGTCACTGTGCGTGTAGGCAGAGAACCACTTGAACCGGTCGTCCCATCTGTCGAAACCTTTCTCCAGGCCGACGTGGTCCTCCCCAAGGGATATGAGGCGGTCAGGACGCACCTGAGGGACGTCCGAGTGGTCCCAGATGGACATCGAGAGGTTTCCGTAAGGGCCGCTGCCAAGCACGCACGGGAGCCTGTGGTCGACGACGAGCTTCAGGACTCTCTTGAGCTCCTCCTTCAGGAGCTTCCTTTTATGGCTCTCGAACGAGTGCGTGGATCCGAATCGGTCCTTGGACCGGTCCCAGATCTCCCCGTCGAGCTTCTTGAGCCATGCGGCGTCTTCAGGCGAGACGCGGGATGGGAGCCCATATCTGAAAGCAGTCACGTCACGACTCATGAATGGACTCCATCATCCGCAGGTCGCAGTCCGTCCCATGGCCCATGAGGCCAAGCCATTCGTCAGTCATCGCTTCGACCGGGCCGCATTCGGCAATCGTATGCGCATCCTGAGGATCTTCAACCTCGAGTCCGCACCTTTCGCAACAATGGACCTCCAAATCCAGCTCCAACTCCCGATCACAGGCCGGCTCATAGAAGACCTTGAACGAGTGCTTCACGCCACGTCCCCGATAACATCGTCCGGTAGGTCGGTCACGTCCGGCGAGGCTGGTACTTCAGAGCTGACCGGGTGGATGAAGTCATGGACGAGCTCCTTCAAGCGGGAGTTACGGACCGTCTCACGGTCGTTCATAATCGAGTATGCAAACGCCTTCGGATCGCCGAACACGAACACCTTCTTCTTCGCGCGCGTGAGGGCGGTATAGACGAGGTTCCGGTACAGCATGATCCCATACTGCATCGTCATCGGCATCAGGACGTAGTCGAACTCCTGCCCTTGGACCTTGTGGGCCGTACAGGCATACGCGACCTTCAGGACGTTCCGGGCCTCCTCGATCTTGAACGTGAAGACCTTGTCGATGTAGCGCGGGACCACCGACTCATGGTCGAACCATTCGAAGATCTTCACCTCGACCTCGTCCTGCTTGGCCGATATGCGCTGAATCTTTCCGACCTCGCCGTTGAAGATCATCCGGTCGTAGTCGTTCCGGATGACCATCACGCGATCCCCCTCGTACAGGTCCACGCTCCCGCTCTTGAGCTTCGCCGCCCTCCCGGAGGAGAAGTCCGGGTTCAGGACGTCCCTGAGGGTCCTGTTGAGGTTGTTGACGCCGAGGTCCCCGTCGTACATAGGGGCGATGACCTGGAAGTTCTTGTCCTTTGACTTCAGCATAGACGAAAGCTTCGATATCTCGGCGACGACCTGGTCCTTCGGATAGGTGAGGAAGACGAACTCCGAGTCCTTGTTGAAGGCGGTGTTCACTGCGTCGCCCCGCAGGATGGAGTGGGCCACGGAGACGATGTCCGAAGTCTTCTCCTGGCGGTAGATGCGCGTGAGGGCGACGTGGGGGACGTCCGGGCACCTCATGAGGTTGTTGAGAACGTACCCGGCCCCGACAGACGGAAGCTGCGCAGAGTCGCCGACGAGCACCAGAACGGTGGTCGGAGGAAGGGCCGACACCAGATGGAAGAACGTGGAGCCGTCCACCATGGACATCTCGTCCACAATAACCGCGTCCACGAAGAACTTGTTGCTGGAGTCGTGAGACCAAGCCCCGTCGCGCCCGTATCCGAGGGACCTGTGGATGGTGGAGGCCGGACGGCCGGTCACCTGGGACAACCGCTTCGCCGCTATCCCGGTGGGGGACATAAGGACGTAGTTCAGGTTGAACTTCTCGAAGAGGTGTACGAAGGCGGAAATGAGGAGGGTCTTCCCGGTCCCCGGGAAGCCGGAGACCACGCAAACCCTGGACTGGCCCATCATCATGAAGGCCTGGCGCTGCTCGTCGGAGAGGGCGAGCGAGCACTTCTTCTCAAACTCCTGGAGGACCATCTCAAGGTCCCCGAACTCCCGCGGCTTTTGAGAGACGACCCTTGAGAGGCACTCTGCGGCCTTGGACTCGTTGTCCCAGTTCCGGCGAAGGTAGATCCTGGTCCCGTCCGACACGACGTCCCCGGACTCCTTGAGCTCGGTCAGAGCGGTGTAGAAGTGGGAGTCCGACATGTACTCGCCGTGGGCGAACGGCTCCAGGGCGTGGACACGGAACATCTTCTTCGAAATATAACTGAATATTTGGTCCGAAGTGCAGAACATGTGGCCCTCGGAGCCCGACAGTTCCGTGAGGGCGAATCCGACGATGGCCCGCACCCTGCGAGGGTCGTTCGCACCAACTCCGAGCTTCCGGGCAGCGGCGTCCGCCGTCGCGAAGCCAACACTGTCGCACTGGTAAAGACAGTAAGGATCGGAGCGGACCATGGCCCTGGACGACTGCACTCCGTATTTCGAAATCACGCTCCTCACCTGGACCGCGTTGAGGCCCAGGTCGGACAGAAATATGGCGGTCGTCCGGTTCTCGGACGCCTCCGCCCACTCTTTGATGATGGCCTCGGCCTGCCGCCCTTGGAGGAACGGCAAACCCCGGATGCGGTCTGGCTCCTTCTCGAGGACCTCAATCAGCTGATCCCCGAGGGCCTCATAAAGGCGGGAGGCGGTGATGGGGCCGATGGACGGGACGTTCGCGGACAGGTACATAATGATGCCGTTCCTTCCCTTCTCGGGAAGGATCTCGCACCCGGTGGCGGACAGCTGGCGCCCGTACGTCGGATGGTCCTCATACTTCCCGACGAACTTCGCCCGTAGCCCGATGCTGACGGGGATGCCCGGAAAGCTCCCGCGGACCGTGAGCTGATCCCCCCGCCCCTCCGGGACGGCCCGAAGGACGAAGAAGCCAGTACTCCGGTTGGAGAACACTATCCCGGATATCTTTGCGGTGATCTCTTCCATGTTCAGGATGGGCGGCCCGATTAGGGGGTGCCCATGAGGCGGTAGAGGTCCGCCTCGGATATTACATCGACATTGTGCTTCTTGGCGCTCTTCATCTTCGACGTGCCGGTGTCCGGGTCGTTGGTCACCAGGAAGCTCGTGCCGGCCCCGACAGACCCCTTGGCGGTCCCTCCGCAATCCATGATCATCTTCTCTATCGACTTCCTGGGCTTCGAGGTGGCCCCCGTTATGCAAAAGGACTTCCCGGTCAGGACGCCCCCGACCGACCGGCTGACGCTCAAAACGGCCGCCAGGTCCACCATCTCCTGCCGTTTGCCGGAAAGGCCTTCAAGAACCTGTCCGGCCGTCACTTCCCCGACGTTCGGGACCTTCAGAAGGTCGTCCCTCGTCAAGGCCAAGACCTTCTCGACGGTGTCATGGCCGGCACGGACGATGTCCGTGGCCGTGGCGACGGCCAAATTCGGGATGTTGAGGGACGCAATGAGGAGCTCTAGCGTGACGGACTTGTTCGAATGCAGGACATCATGGCATTTCTGGGCGAACTTCAGCCCGGAAGAGCACTCGGAGATGTCCTCCACTGAAAGCCTGTACAGGTCGGCGACGGAAGAAATCCGCGGATTGGCCGGATCCGTGAGCCTGTCGATGAGGGCGTCACCCCAGTGCAAGAGTCCGAGCCTCTTGACCCAGACACGGACCGATCCGGACAGCTGGACAGGGCAGGCCCTGTTCCGGCAGTACAAAAAGTCGCCCTCCTCAGAGGACGGTCCGCCGCACACGGGGCAGTGCGGCGGGACAGGAAAAAGCTCGGTTCCTTCCATGCCCGAAGTTACACGGGCAGAGTCCCGACTTACTGCTGCGCTTCCTCTCCGCCAGCCTCTTCCTCGGCCTCCCCGGCACTCTCTTCCTCCTCACCAGACTCTTCCTCGGCCTCCCCGGCCTCCTCCGAGGGCTCGAACGGCTCGTCCTCGCCGGCTCCCTGCGGAAATTCGGGAGTGGCGGGGATCGGGGCCCCGCCCTCCGCGCCGTACTGGACGCCGGACTCCTGCATCGAGTACTTTCCCTCGTAGAAAGCCTTTGAGAAGTGAGAGAGCTCCTCACCGATCGTGAGGACGGCCTCCGAGATGCGCTCGAGGTTCGCAGACTCCTCGCCGGCAAAGTCGCCCTCTAGGCGGGCCAGCTTCGCGTACAGGACGTGCGCGTCCTTGAGGACGTCCGCGATGTACGAGTGGACCCTCTGCCATTCGGCGTCCCTGTCGACCGCGGCGACGCGCGTGGACATGAACTCCTGGACCTCTGCGGCGACGCGCGCGAACCGGGAGTTCTGGCCGCGAGCCGAGATGGCGCGAGCGACGCTAGCTGCCGTGGGATTGGACATGGGTTCACTGACCTCTACCGCGTGGCCGACAAAGGGCTTATGAGCCATCTGGGGGCCGTTCAAAGTCGACCAGAATCCCCGATCAAGGGCAGTTCGGACCGACGGTCATCTCGATGACGGTGTCGCCGGAGCAGTTGCGGCCTCCGATTCCGTCATCATAGGCGTACCCGTACGACGTGCCCTTGCAGGCCGCGTGGATGAGCTTGACGAAGTTGGTCTTCGGAACCGGGCCTGCCTGGCACTGGGGCGAGCTGATCGGGGGCGTCGGGCAGCAGTATATCTGCTCGACGGGCCCGGCCGGGGCGTTCAGGCCGTCGCCGCCAAAGCCGGGGTAGTTGAGCTTCATGCACGGGCTGAAGCAGCCCGCCGCACCCGTGAGGTTCAGATCCTCCTTCGAATACTTCT